AAAACAAAAACCATTATATAAAATGGTAGCTGCAGACGAAGAAATTATCTTTGTAGTAGAAGATAATGCAAATGTTAGGGGTGCTCCAGGAACACCCCATTATAAGGTTAAGTTTATTGCTGAAATATATTTAACAATAGGAGGAAATGCTACTAGTACATTACCTTCTGATAAAATAGCAACATTAAAGGCATCACCAAACAATGCAGGGGTAGGTATATTTGACTTTTCACGAATATTAGAAGCTTATGTAAGCCCTGACTACTTAGGGGGTGAAACGATATTTTGGAGTGGTGTACAATATTATTCAAAATACAATCAGTCAAACTATTCTGATGCAAGACCACATTCCATACACCAAATAGATGAGTTTTCAAATTCACGAAAAGGGGTGAGAAATTTTGCTATAAAATTTTCTATTGAATTTGCGACATCACAAACAGGCACTTTATCAACAGTAGCAGGGCTAACTTCTGACGCATATTACATACACAATGCAGTAAGGCAAGAAGATGACACAATAGCAATAGAAAGTACAACAGGAAATTTCGGATATAACTATGACTTTAATAACTTTGTAATAAGACACTCGTCAGCAAAATTTTTAACAAATTCACCAACAACACAATATATCGGAAGTGCTGATTATCATACACTTGCCTTTTTTCAAGAAAGTGGAATTTATACAGGTGCTAACACTTTGTATGGAAACAAAGTTGGCTCAGGTTCAGCTACTATAAAAAGTGTGGATGAAATAAAAATACAATTTTATAGTGGAGGAAGTACAACGGGTTCATTGATAACTTTAGACAATAACTTTTTAACTGGAGGTCATTTTGCAAATGGAGACCAAGCAAAAAATAAGGTTGTCTTTGTAGGTGTAGGAACAGGAAATATAGCAGGTGCAGGAAACACCGTACCTACAAATTGGGATTACTACGAAGTTTATGCAAAAGATGACGCTTTACAAACAGTTTCAAATACTTATTATTTTTACAACCAATGTGATGGTATGGGATTTGAAAAGTTTAGGGTAACTTGGCTAAACAGATTGGGAACTTGGGATTACTTTAACTTCACAAAAAAGAATGTAAGAAAAGTAAACTCTAAAAGGGAAACATACCAACAGCTTAAAGGTACTTGGAACGAAACGACTTATAAAAAATATGGTTATCAAGGTGGACAAAAAACATTCTCAACTAACTCAAAAGAAGTAATTACATTACAATCGGACTTTGTAACAGAAGAAGCGTCAGCTTGGTTAGAAGAACTATTCACAAGCCCTGATGTGTTTGTATTACAAGAACGAAGTACAGATAAGGCAGCAGGTCTTGTAAATAATATTTTAAATAAATATGTACAGCCCTGCGTAGTAAAATCTTCAAGCTATACAAAAAAAACTACGGCAAATGATAAGCTAAAACAATATACTTTAGAAATAGAAATGTCTCATAATAAACGAATACAAAGGTCTTAAATGTCTACACAACTTATATTATATCCACAAAATTATAATGGAGTTTATACTTTTACTTCTGTATTAAATCAATATGTAGCAGGGGCAAATTTTATAACAGGGATAGCTTCTAATACTGCCACTTCAGCTACACAACCAGCTAATTATGCAGTAGCAAATAGTGCGCCTATTAGTGCTTGGAAAAGCTTTAATTCAACAGGAGGAACTTTTGCAAATGTCTCTGCACCTTCTATTTCTACTTCAGGATTAACTTTAGCTTCTAATGGTTCGTCTACTTCAAGTTCGGGAGCGTATCAATTAATTTCTAATTTAAGTGTAGGTAATTGTTATGAAATAAAAGTAACAATTTCATCAGCTTCTACTTCTGGAGGATATTTATATGTAGGAGCAATTGGTCTTTCTACTTGGCTTGCAGCAGGTACGACTTACTATCAGATATTCCCTTCCTTTTCTTTAAATACTTCTTCTGTTCCTACAATGTCTTCAACTTTTTATGCACAACACTCTGAAGAAGTACTACTGCTAGATTATCGTCATGATAATGGAAGTAGTGTCGTAATAAGTGAAATTTCAATAACAGAGTGTACTCCCGTTTTATCTGACCTTACAGATGGTCAAGTCATTTGTGATTTATATGAAGAAGAAGCTATACCTTTAAGTTTAAGCATAGATGATTTTAAAAATGTAGCAGAGAAAACGCAAAGCTATTCTAAGGATTTTCATTTACCAAACACGAAAAGAAACAATAAGATTTTCGGACATATATTTGAAGTTACAAGGAGTACAGATACTTTTAGTTTTAATCCTTATATAAAAACAAGGGCAATATTAAAAGAAGATAGTTATACACTTTTTGAAGGGTTTTTAAAACTAATAGACATCAACGACAAAGAAGGGGAGATTAGCTACAATGTTAATATGTATTCAGAAGCAGTTACACTAAAAGACATACTTGATACTAAGACATTTGCAGACATTAACTTTATAGAACTTCAACACGACTATACAATTACAAATGTACAAAATAGTTGGGATGACACAACAGGGTTAGAGTTAGAGAATGCTATTACAACATCTTCTTATGCTTATGATAGTGGTATAACAAGCCCAACAGACCATACAAATGTATTAAAATATCCTTTTGTAAATTGGAGGGGGGATTGGACTTTAGATGCAAGTAATAATATTGAGCTTGATGATTTAGAACAAGTATTTAGACCTTGGATACAAGTTAAATATTTAGTAGATAGGATAATTTCAGAAGCAGAGTTTGAATATACTTCGACCTTTTTAAACACTACTAATTTTAAGAAGTTATTTATGGACTTTAATTGGGGGCAAGGGTTAGGAAGTTCAGAAGTAACTGACAGCTTTAGTACAAAGAATGACCATCACCCTACCTTATCTCCTCATCCAATAGTTTGGGCAGGTACATCTTGGACAGAATTAGAACTTGGAGAACCTCATATACAAAACCCAACAGGGGTAGCTTCAACTTATTTTTCAGGAAACAGGATAACTGCCGTAACTACTAATACATCAACGCAAATTAATTACTCTTTTACTGTATACAACCACTATTCAGCAACATCAACAGGTTCAGCACAAACTGTTGAGTTTAAGTGGGAGCATTTTGACGCAGGAGGGGCTTCGTTAGGTATTTACAACCAATCGAATGTAATTACAATAGGAACACATGCAACATATGCCCAAAAGGAGAATTTTTATGATTGGTTCATAGTACCAAATATGAATACTGGGGATTATTTAACGGCATACTTCAGGGCAGGAAATATAAACAGTGTTTTTCAGGGTAATCAGTATGGTTACGCTTTCCCTGATATTGGCACTTGGACAACAAGTCGTAGTTTTTTACACGCACAAATAACTTCTATTCAAACTTCTGCTTCAAGTTTATTACACGCTATAAGGGGCGAGACAAATCAATGGGAATTTTTAAAAGGGATTTTCACTATGTTTAATCTAGTAGTAGTTAGTGAAGATGAAGTTCTAAGAATAGAACCTTATGCAGATATATTTATTACAGGTTCAGCTGTAACACCAACAACACATAATTGGACTGAAAAAGTAGATATATCAGACATAAATTTAAAACCTTTAGAATTAAAAAAGAAAGTAAAATTTACTTATGAAGATGATGATAGCGACTATGCTTTAAATGTATATAAAAAAGCAACAAGTGGTTATCTTTACGGAACTAAAAAATTTGATGCTTCAGGATTTACCCTTTTAGCAGGTGAAGAAGAAGTAGTAGCTACACCTTTTGCCCCTACATTAATAAGACCTGCAACAGACCTTTTTGACATTACCTTAACAATACCACATATTTATTCAGGAAATGATGACGGTACAGAATTTGAAGATTTTGAAAATGCACCTAGAATACTTTATAATATAGGGGTAAAAACTTTATCAACAAATAATTATGTTGTACCTATTCAAAACGGGGGTGTGGAGACTACACTAACTACATTTTTGCAGTTTGCACATATTTCAGAAATACTTACAACAGCAACAACAATAGATTATAATTTTGGAGAATGTCAATTAATTTCAGTAGGTGCTACTCCAATAGACAATCTATATAATACTTACTATTCACCTTATTATGATGAGCTTTATCATTCAGACACTAGGGTAATGACTTTGAAAGTAAACCTAAGCCCTGCCGATATTCAAAATTTTAAGTTCTATGATGTGGTGGTTATTAAGAACAGGGAATATAGGGTAAACAAGATAGAATACAAGCCAAACACTTTAGCAAAAGTTGAATTTATACTTATCCCATAATGGAATATAAAAAAGGACACAAAATAAAGCCAAAAGAAACTTCAGAAACTGGGAGGGTAATTTTTACAGACGGAACTAATGATGTTTCACCAAATCAAATAAGTTGTGAAGCTTATGGGTATAAATGGAACAAAGGAAATAATACTTGTTCAGCTTTTCCTTCAAATTTTAAAATAAGTAAATTATTTAAAAACACAACCAATACTAATATTGGAAATAACAAAGCAGAAGGTTCAACAGAAAATACTTTTATAAGTGGACAAAAAAACACAACAAAAGGGAACAATAGAAACATTATAATAAGTGGCGAAAACCACCAAGTAGAAAATAATATAAAAAATGCTTCAGTTTTAGGGGGTACTTATGGAAAGGTAATAAGACAATCTGAAGTAGTTATTGGTGGTGGTGAAGCTTTAGGTCGCAATCAAACTTCTATTGTACAATTTGCAGGAAGTACAACAAATAATACTGCAACTGATTTAACAATACAAGGCGATACAAGTTCTTATTTAGCAGTACAAAATAACTCTATATTAGGGTTCGAGGTTAAAGTAATAGGGCTTTGTAGTGGTGGTTCAAGTGGTACAGCAGGAGATTATAAATATATAGAAATAAAGGGGGCGGTGCAAGTAGATAACGGTTATAACTTAACTTGGTCGCAAAGTTCAACTACAATAGCAAGTGTAGGTACAACAGGAACGGCACAAATGGCAGCTGTAACTGACCCCAATATTACAGTAGAAGTAACAGGCACATCAAATGTAAACATTCAATGGTTTGCAAGTGTTCAACTAACAGAAAAGAAATTAAGTACTGATACATTTTAAGATATGGCTAAAGATGAGATATTAATAAAGATAAAAACAGATGTAAAAGATGCATCCAAAGGAACTAAGGAGTTAGCTAGTAATACAGCAGAAGCAAAAACAGAAACGGGATTATTGTCTATGGCTATGGGTAAGTTCAAAATGGCTATGGCAGCAGCAGGTAAAACGGCTAAATTATTATTTGGTTCTATAAAGGCAGGAATTATGTCAACAGGAATTGGTGCTTTAGTTTTAGCAGTAGTTTCTTTATTATCTTATTTTAAAAAGACACAAAGAGGGGCTGAAATGCTTGAAAGAGCAATGGCAGGATTTGGTGCAGTGGTTGATGTTATAACTGACTTATTTTCAAAAGCAGGTGAAATGATGGTTGGTGCTTTTAAAAATCCTAAACAAGCAATCGCTGATTTATGGGCTGCAATTAAGAAGAATTTAGTAAATAGGGTTGAGGGTCTTATTGACAGCTTTAAAGCTTTAGGAAAAGTTATTAAAGGAGTATTCTCTCTAGATTGGGATGAAGTTACAGAAGGGGCTAAAGAATATGGTACTGCACTGATACAAGTCGGAACAGGTATGGATGTTGAACAGCAGAAAAATTTTGCAAAAGGAATAAGAGAAGTAGCAAAAGAAATGAATAATGAAGCTGATGCTGCAATGAGGTTAAAAGGTATTTTACAGAAAATACGCAGGGAGGAAATGGAATTTACCAAAGTTCAGGCAAAGACAAGGCAAGATGTCGCAAAGGCACGACTATTAGCTATGGATGAAACAAAGTCAGAAGAAGAAAGGTTAAAAGCTATAAATCAAGTAATGAAAAAGGAAATGCAGATGACGGCAGGACTTATATCATTACAGAAAAAGAAGGTAGCTGCAAAAGCAGCCGAACTTGCACTTGGAGAAAGTATGATTGAAGATGAAGAAGAACTTGCAGGGTTAGAAGTAGAATTAATTAATTTGCAAACGCAATCTTTTACAACGCAAAAACGATTAATGACGGAAGTAGAAGCTTTAACTTTGCAAATGGCTGCAAAAAAGAAAGCAGAAGCAGATGCAATAGCAGCAATAGAAAAAGAAAAGCAACAAAAAATAGAAGAAGAACTAAAGAAAACAGAAGAAATTGCAGACAAGTTAAGAAAAAAAGAATTAGCAAAATCCAAAAAAGCAGCAGCAGATAAGGTAGCACTAGAAAAATTGGTAGAACAAGAAAAACAAAATGCTATTGGAATGGGGTTTGAAGCAGCAGCAGCGTTAGCAGGGGAACACGAAGAAGCATCTAAGGGAATAGCAGTAGCAAAAACTGTATATAATACACAACAGGCAATAATGAATGCTATGGCAACTGTACCGTATCCTTGGAATATAGTACAAGCGGTGGCAACGGGAGTAATGGGTGCAGTAGCAGTTAAGAAAATTCTATCTACTTCCTCTGGAAGTGGGGGAGGAGGTGGGGGTGGTGGAAGTGTATCAGCACCTTCAGGCACACCAAGTACAACAGTAGCAAGTGGAGCTTTTACATTAGGTGAAGGTATAACGCCTGAACCAGTCCAAGCGTTTGTCGTAACAGATGATATGACAAACAATCAAAACAAATTAGCCAACATAAGGCGTAGGGCTACTATTTAAAATCAAATAAACACTTAAAATATCTATTATATAATATGAAAAGAAAGAAAACAAGAATTGTAGAGCTAGTAATCTCAGATGACAGCGAAGCACAAGAACTAACGATAGACGCAATATCGCTTGTGTCCTCACCTGCGATTGAAGAAACTTTTGTATTTTTTGGAAAAGGAAAGAACAATCTGACTTTAGCAAAGATTGATGAAGAGAAGAGAATGTTGGTTAGTCCTGCACTTATCCCTCTAAAAAATATCTACCGATATGATGCAAATACAGATACTGACTACTATGTATACTTCTCAAAAGAGACGGTTGCCCAAGCAGCAGCTTTGTATTTGAAACACAACAACCACCATAAAGCAACTTACGAACACGAAGATAGAGTATCAGGGGTTCTAACTATTGAAAGTTGGATAAAAGAAGGTGATAAGGATAAGTCATCTTATTACGGATTTGACCTTCCTATCGGGACTTGGTTTGTGAAGATGAAAATCGAAAATGAAGACCTTTGGCAAGAAATTAAAAAAGGTTCTGTTCGTGGATTAAGCATCGAGGGTTACTTTGTTGATAAAATGCAGTCAATGGCAAAACAAGAACCTACTAATAAAGAAGTATTAAATGCTTTAGCAGATTTATTAGAATTAAAATCTTATACAAACTATCCAAAAGGGGCAAGTACAAATGCAGAAAGGGCTTTAATTGAAAATGAGCAAAATGGAAATTATGCAACTTATACTTCAGTTAAGATTGGTCGAATTTTAGCAACTAAAAAACCTATCAGCTTAAAGACAGTTAAAAAGATATATAGCTATCTAAAAAGCACCAATAAAGAAAAAAATACTTTAGCTTATAACTTATTTGGTGGAGATATTATGTTTAGGTGGTGTAGTAAAGTAATTGAAAATCAAACGAAATAATAAAATTTCTATTATATAAAAAAAAGAACTATGGATTTAAAGAAACAAATTTTGGTAGCACTTGGTATTGACAAGGAAGTTTCACTTGAATACCAAGCTAAATTAATAGACGGAACTATTGTAGTTTCAGAAGCAGACGAATTAGCCGCAGGTATCGCTATTTCTATACTTGCAGAGGATGGCAGTCAAATACCATTGCCTGTTGGTGAATATGAAACAGAGGATGGAGTTGGGTTTTCTGTGGAAGAGGAAGGCATTGTAGCTGAAATTTATGAAGATGAAACTGATGAAGATGAAGAAGAAGAAGTAGAAGAAGAAGAAACTGAAGAAGTAGAAGCTGAAACAGAAGAAATGCAACCTAAAAAAATCAAAGAAACAAAAGAAGTAGAATTTGACAAAGAAGGTTTAATTAATGAAATTGGTGCAGTTATTAAAGAACTTTTACAAGAAGTTAAAACTGACATTGAAAGGTTAGATGCAGAGTTAAATGAAATGAGGGGGGAAAATGAAGAACTAAAAGAAGCAAACGGAAACTTAGAAACAGAAAAAGAAGAGTTAAAATCAGAAGTTGAAATGCTTTCTAAAGAACCTGCTGACAAACCTGTAAAAACTTCTAAATTTAATGAACCTAAAAAGGAAACATTATCTAAAGATGAATACAGAAACCTTTCAAGGAAAGAAAAATATTGGTATAATATAAAAAATAATTAATAATAAAAATTTAAGAAAATGGGTTTAACAATCAATTCCAGTACGTATGCAGGTTCGCAGGCGGGGGCGTATCTTCATGCGGCCTTAAAAGGTGCGGACAGTTTAGAGTACGCTACGGTTAGAGATGCCGTGAACTATAAAGAAGTTCTAAACACTCTCACAAATTCAAACTTAGTTAAAGACGCAACTTGTGACTTTAGCGAAGAAAGTTCTACACTCTCGCTCTCTGAAAATATTTTAGAAACAGAGCAGTTTCAGGTAAATCAAGATATATGCCGAAAAACGCTATTAAGCGATTGGTCGTTCGCACAAGAAGATGATTTCGTTGCTTTTGTTACATCTTATGTTGCTTCAGTTATAGCAGATAGTATTGAAGGTTCATTTTGGGCAGGTACAACAGCTACTTCAGGACAGTTTAACGGTATCACTACTTCTTATTCAGGTAGTATGACAGCTTCTACTGCTTCTGCTGCTTATTCTGCTGCTAACATTGTAGCAAATTTAGGTACTTTAGCTGCTGACATTCCAACATCAGTTTATGGCAAGGATGACCTTTATATCTACATGAACAAAAAGACGTACAGATTTTACATTAACGCAATTTCTGCTTTAAGTGCTTTTCCTTTTAACCATATGGGGCAATACACTCCAGAATTTGAAGGAATAAAAATCGCTGTTGTAAGTGGTCTCGCAGACAATATTATGTATGCAGGACAAAAATCTAACTTATATTTCGGAACTTCAACTGCTTTAGATAATATGGATTATAACCGTGTTCAGGTTTTGGACATGTCCGAACTCGACGGCAGCCAGAATATCCGTTTTGTAGCCCTGTGGACGGCCGGAGTTAATGTAGGTGTAGATGCAGATTTTACTTATCAATCGTAATATTAACTTTAAAAACTAAATAAAATGGCGTGTGAATTAACCAAGGGTAGAGGATTAGGGGGCTGCCTTACGACTACGGGTGGAATTAAAGCCGTTTATTTTGCTCAATACGAAGATATTGATTGGGATGCTACTACTATTGCTTCTAGCGAATTGACAGACCTAGAATTTGTTGGGGGTGCTGCTGGAAGTGAAGATGAACTCTTTAAATATCATTTAAAAAGGGGTGCTGGTTCGCTAAATGAGACAGTTTCAGCGAGTACTGAAAATGGCAGTGTTTTTTTCACTCCTTCTGTTACGATTAAACTTCACAAATTGTCGAAGGAAGATCAGAATGAATTGAAGCTTTTAGCACAAAATACTTTACTTATTTTTGTAGAAACAAATGCAATAAATACATCAGGTAAAAATGTAATTTTTGCTTTAGGAACTGACAATGGTTGTACTATTAGCGGAGGTACAAATGCAGCAGGAAGTGCTTTAGGAGATTTCAATGGTTATGAATGGACATTCGAAGCCAATCAAACATACCCTATGGTAACTGTCGCAGATTACACTACTTCACCATTCGATAATACAGCTTTTAATTCCGGTACTAGTATCACTATTACAGAAAGTTAGAGTTAAATAAACTACTCAAAGTTCTTTGGACTTTGTTTTCATAATTCTTGAAGGGGGGGAAACCCCCCTTTTTGATTTACAAATATTTCTAAGGTTTTTCTATTATATAGTGATATGTTACATATAACTTACGGATTTAACGGAACTTTTTATGTTACAACAGAAGAAAAAAGGATAAATACTTCAGTTGCTTCAAGTAAAATACGCCTTTTATTTAAGTTCACAAACGATATGGATAAAGGGGTAGTTTATGCTTACGGTCAAAGTCAAACACATTATGACGCTAATAGGGTTTGGCAAAGGTATACAGAAGTAACAATAAATTATCATACAACAGAAGATGTCTTTTTAGGTAGGGTAAATTTTACACCTTTTGGATATTGGAAATATGAAATATACGAGGTTAGTTGGATAGGTACAGTTACCTTATCATCAGGAAGAGCGCCAATAAATGAAGATAATGTTTTAGTAGTTAATGATGACCACGGAATAGTGCAAGGAAAAGTAGAAGAGGGAAAACTTTATGTAACAGAACAACCAGGGGATGAACAGGTTAGGTATACTGAACACCCTGAACCAAATGCAACAAATTATATATATTACGGACAATAAAAAAAATAAAAAATGAGTTTAATAGATAACAACAACACACTATTAAGAGAACAGTTAGGAAAAGGCAAATGTGATGTAATAGCCACTACTGCTATGACAGGCAAGGACTATTATGCAGTTCATTTTGTAAAAACGAGTACTATAACTTCTATTGCTATTGCAGGTGCAACAGAGGTTACGGGTTCAGCTATTGCTAACCTCAATACAACTGTTGCAGCAGGTACAGTTATATATGGAAGGGTAACGGCAATAAATCTATCGGCAGGGGTTGCAATATGTTATTACGAAACTGACGAAAAAACGAGTGAATAATGAAGTTAGGTTTTGGGGCTAACATAAAAAGTAGTATACACCACGATAATTATAGCTTAGATTTTGATGGTGTAGACCAATACATTACAATGGATGGTGCAGCTAGTAGTATTAATGGTGCAGAAGGCACTATTTCAGCTTGGGTAAAATTACATACAACAAGTTCAGGATGTATAGTTTTAAGGACACAAGTTGATGGAACTACTGCTAATTATATAGCATTATGGTATCACGCTTCAAATAATCAAACGTATATGACACATAAAGGTGGCGGTACTGTTACTCACGCTATTATAGAAGCAGGAGATACAATAGAGGGCGATACTGATTGGCATCACCTTGTCGGTACTTGGAGTGAAAGTGCAGACGAAGTGAAAATATATTTAGATGGAGTATTAAAAGCAACAACAAACTCACTTGGCACTTATTCAGGCACAAATACGCTTTGCGATATAGGGCAAAATACACAATCGGCAAATTTTTGGAATGGTCTAATAAATGAAGTTGCAGTATTTGATAGGGTTGTTTCAGCAACGACTTTATATAATAGTGGCAGCCCTACTGACTTAACAGGAATGGCATACCTTGTTGGTTATTGGAAAATAGAAGAAGGTGCAGGAACGGTAGCAATAGATAGTTCAGGAAAAGTGAGGGAAACTAACGGAACATTAACAAATTCACCTACTTGGGGTACAGACACACCTTAAAATGAAAAAATACACTATTGTAAATGTAAGCGAATTAGATAATTTAGATTTTTCTGAATTACTAACTACTTCAAAAGATACTGCAAGAAGAAATTTAGATGGCACAAAAGCAATAGTTTCTTTTAACGAAACTCCTGCTTATTTTTCTTTAGCAGCTACTTATACAAATGAAGAATTACTTGAATTAATAAATAACACAGATAATGGTTGGTATGAAGAAGAATAACGAATTACTAGAACATCTTGGAATAGTTAATTTAGAAACACAAACTGCACCTGTAATAAAAGAAGTATTAGCCAAGGATTTCATTGAATACGGCACTAAGAACTATCGCAATTTATATCCTCAGTTCTTAATTGACCTTTATTACAACAGTTCTACACACGCTGCGATTATCAATCAGACGGCTGCTATGATTGCAGGGGCAGGGATTACAATAGAAGATGAAACTAACTTAGATGCTTTAGTACGGCTTAAAAAGTTTATCAATTCTGCAAACTCTAAAGAAACATTACAGGAGGTTATGGACAAGATAGCTTTTGACCTCAAGCTTCAAGGTGCTTACGCCCTTAATGTTATTTGGTCAAAGGACAGGACTTCAATATCTGAAATCTGGCACATACCTTGTGAGAAAGTCAGAGCAGGATTACCCAACGAAATGGGTATTATAGACACATATTACATTTCTTCAGATTGGAATAACACAAGAAAATCAGTAAATAGACCAACACCTATAAAAGCTTTTAATACAAAAGATAGAACTTCAGCAAATCAAATACTTTATTCAAGTTTATATAGCCCTATGATGGAGGTCTACGGAACTCCTGACTACTCAGGTTGTGTGAATTGGTGTTTAACTGACCAAATGGTAAGTGAGTTCCATTTGTCTAATATAAAGAATGGCTTCTCTGGGAGTTATTTTATATCCTTCAATCAAGGCGTCCCTACAAGGGAGGAAAGGTTAGAGATAGAAAGACAGATAGAACGCAAATTTTCGGGAGCCACTAATAGTGGCAAATATGTATTAGCGTTTTCAGATAGTAAAGAAAACGAACCTACAATAACACCGATACAAGTATCTAATGCCGACAAACAATATATTGCACTCCAAGAATTACTCGTTACTAACATTCTCTGTGGACACAGAATTACAAGCCCTTTATTAATGGGAATAAGAGATACAGGTGGGGGGTTAGGTTCAAATGTAGATGAACTAAATTCTGCCTTCGAGGTGTATCAAAATACCGTTATAAAACCATTTCAAGCAAACATATTAAAGACATTATCTAAGATATTTGAAGTAAACGATATGAACTTACCTATATCTATTAAACAGCTTACACCTATTACTACTAAGTTTGATAATGAAACTTTAAAAGAAGTTCTAACACAAGATGAGTTACGGGGGGAATTAGGGCTTGACCCCTTAGAGGATGATGAGGTAACAGCAGAAGATGAAGTACAAATGAGCAAAACACCTACCGATAGGGAAATACTTGATTATTTAGAAGGGCTGGATTTAGAAGATGAAGTATCTATTGAAGATGATTATCAATTATTAGATGAAGAACAAGCAGAAGATGAAAATCACAATTACGAATTTGCAACATCAATACCTTCACCAACAGGCAAGGCAGGGAAGTCAAATAAAGATAAAATGCTTTTTAAGATAAGATATGTTTATAGGGGTGGTTCACCCATTGAAGGCACAAGAGAATTTTGTCAAACTATGTGGAATAGCCACTATTCAAGTTTATTTTCTAGGGAAGATATAACAGGAATGAAAAATACAGAATTTGGTGATTATAATATTTTTAGATTTAAGGGTTCGTTTAACTGTCGGCATTATTGGTTACGAAGGTTGTATGTATTAAAGAAAGCACCTAGAACAATGACTATTGATGGCAAGGTATATCAAAAAGGCGATTACCTTCCAAAAGAATTAAAAAATTATTATCCAAGAAATAAAGGGTATGTACCTGCTGATGCAGGAGTGCCACCCTTGAATAGTAGGGAAAGAGAAGCAGGTAAAATTAATCAAAAAGTAGTAAGGTAATGGCAAATTATGTATTGTTCGTAAGTGAAAATAAGATTAAGGATAGCACGGCAATCAATGGAAATGTTGATGTTGAGTTTCTCCTTCCATATATTAAAGTCGCACAGACCAAGTATATTCATACAAAGCTTGGCACGGACTTATACGAAAAATTAAAAGCTGATATTACAGCAAGTACCTTAACGGGAGCATATCAAACTTTAGTAGACGATTTTATCGGACCCAGTTTGGTACACTGGGGGTTTTACGAGTGCCTACCATTTTTAAGGTTTAAAGTATCTAACGGAAATATATATGCTAAGACAAGCGAGACGGGAACAGCTTTAAGTACTGAAGAAGCTTCTAGTTTGCGTGAGGAGGTAAGGAATACAGCTGAGTTCTACACACAACGGCTCATTGACTACATAAAAAATAATCTATCCAGTTTCCCTGAATACTCTACAAACACGGGTGCTGATATTAGGGCTGATAGAGATGCCTATTATTCTGGAATAAACTTGGAGATAGGACAAGAACAAAAAAGGGGAATAACAATAGACAACTTCTTAACGCCTGATTTAAGTTGAAGAAATACTATAAGGTAAAACCACAAAATGAAGTTGCATTAAAAAACTACTTAAATGTAGATAAAAAAATAAAAAATGATGAAAGACACAATACAAATAGTAACAGCAAATGTAGGTGCAATAGGAATATCACTTGCAAATGTAAATGATTGGCTTACATTTATTTCGCTTGTTTGTGCGATATGCTACACAATTTGGAAGTATACAAAAGATAAATAATGGCAAAAAATAGTATCTTTGTCTATCGTCAAAAAACTACTAAAAAGCGTAAAGGAGTTCATTCTAAGAATGCTTCAAGGTCGCAATCTAAATTCAAAAAAAGAAATCGAGGTCAGGGCTAAAGTAAACCTGTTACTTATTAGGGATGCTTTCACAGAAGAAAGTACAATAGGCACTTTATACTTAAATAGTGAAAGGGTTGCTGATACCTTAGAAAACCCTTATTTAAACAATCAAAGAAATATTAGTTGTATCCCTTCAGGAGATTATAAAGTAAGGTTACGACTTGCTAGGGAAAGTGCCACAAGAGATTATTTACACCTATTAGTACAAGAAGTAAAGGACAGAAGTTATATCCTTTTCCATAAAGGTAATACGGCAAAAGACACAAGGGGGTGTATCTTAGTAGGTTTAAGTCGTGAACAAAATAGAGTTAATAACTCTAAAAAAGCTATGGACTTACTAATAAAAGAAATACTTATTTTAGGCGGTGAAAATATCACGCTTACAATCAAAAATTATTAACTAAAAATTATATATTATGTTTAAGAATTTCATTATCGGACAAATGTTTCAATCTAAACGCTTTTGGTACACAATAGTAGGTTGTCTAACGACACTTCTTTCTGATAAATTCGGAATTGACGCAGCACAATTACAAAATATTCTAATGAGTATAGCAGCACTTGTGTTAGGGGTATCAATATCGGATTTTGGTAAAGGTGCGAAATAACAGATACCGACTAAAACCACACGAAATACAAGTTGTAAAGGATTTGCGAAAACCTACAACAAGACGGTTGATTTTGGGAGATTTACATTTACCCTACACGCACCCTGATTATTTAGATTTTTGCATTTCTATTTACAACAAGTATTCGTGCAATGCAGTTTCAGCAACAGGCGATATTATAGACAGCCATTTTGCTAGTTTTCATACTACTTCAACGGAAACTCACGGAGCAAAATATGAGTTAGATATGGCTATCGAACTTATGAAGGATTGGAATACTGCCTTTCCTGAAGTTAGCGTAACGCTTGGAAACCACGATTTGATAATTGCAAGGAAAAGTGAAGAAGCAGGAATAGACAAAAGGTGGGTTCGTAAACTAAACGAAGTTCTTAGATGTCCTAATTGGAAATTTGAAGAACAATTTGTATTTGATAATGTCTTATATACTCACGGCACGGGTTGTAGTGGAAAAGGAATTATGAGAAGGGTTCAGAATTGGG